CATTTTAGTTTACCAACACTATCATCTACAAGAACCGGAAAAGTACCTAGGTACTGAGGTTTACTTAAAATATGTTTAATAGACATTTCGTCTACTGATGTATTAAAAATTGGCCTATCAACTATTCTGTCAATCTCTGGAAAAGGATCTAGTTTCTCAAAAAATTGATCTCCCGTGGTATTGTTTGGAAAATTACGATGAGTAACTATCATTCTGTTATTAATTAAAGGTACATTAGGATTATGCAATCCAGTATAATGTTTAATGCCTTGGCGAACTGCATCTATAGCATCTCCTACAACCTGCTTAGCATAAGAAGTTGTAGAATTAATAGCTGTAGAAGCTATGGATTGCAGACCTTGAGCTTGAAAATCATAATTAAAAAATTTTGGACTAGGTACATATATATCTAAAGAACTAAAACATGCTTCTATAGTAATATTTAAAGCCGTAGAAGCTGTTGCTGAAACTGACAAAGGGTTTAAAACCATCAGAGCTAAAGTAGCGAAATCACCAGGTAGTAATCCTTCACTTAACGCAGTGGCAGTAGTAGGGGCAGTAGGACGAATGTCCAAACTAGCAACATCGGTGTTACAATACCATGGTACGTGCAATACACTAGATGTGGCCTCATTTGCATTTAAAAAACAATGAGGACCAGACATTAGCGTATTTACCAGATATTTCTTAGAACTCAAGTTATAAGGCATCGGAGGTAAAATTCCTACCAAAATAACTCCAGCGTGAGATATTGTACCTGCTACTGAGATATTTAAAGATAAATCACTTCTGAAATAAGCTCCTAGCTTCAATGCTGTCTCTAAAGATAGATTAGACGTAAAAACGTCTCTAGGTAATTTATTAATTTTAGTGGTTAAAAAACTAAAAGCGGGTTCGTTAGACCAAACGACACTATCTACGAAAAAAGGTCTATTCACAAAAGGTTTGGTATCGATTCTATATTCTTCAGGAAAATCAATTACGGGATAAATATCGTGATGATCTTTACTAAAGATTATATCTCGAGTATTTATACTAGCGACGGATGTTCCCATACTTTGGTTTGTTTGTTGCATGTCATAACACATTTCTGTTGCAAACTTGTTATCTGTATTGTTAATTTTATTATTTGAAATGATATGTTTTCACAGGAAGACTATCATTAAAATCTTCCGTTTCCTATTTTTTCTGACATAGTAGGTAGCAAGGCTTCTAGGATAAAACCTTTTATAACTCCATTTACTATATCTCAACTAAAAGTTGGAGTGTAAGTTTTAGGAATAAGATGAAATCATCTTTCCTAAATTCTTCATTATTGAAATGTAAGTATCGTCTTCTTTCATAGTTTTACTAATATGCTCGTCACTAAACTCTTTAAAATAAAAAGATGAGTCACGTGCTGATTCTAAAACTTTTTGTTTTAATTCTGGCTTCTCGTGGAGAAACATTTCAAATTGAAAAGCAGTCATTTTTCCTCCCATGATCTCATCATAGTCCCTGGAAGAATCTTTATATCTTAATGAATTTATTAGTGTAGTTAAGGACAAAGGTCCAACGACGGTGCAAAGCTGTGAGTGAAGTCTAAAGTTTCTTTTTAAGAATACACATTCACTTAAAGGCTTAGAAATCTCTGTGATTTCTCCTTTATCTCCATCTGTATACTTCATACCTATACTATAAGCAAAATCTCTCATTGTTATAGCATTAAAATATTTCGCTAAACGCTTAGGCGCTCCGCATATTTTATCGTCTCCCATTACAAAATCAATCAATGAATCAAAATCTTCGACTGTAGGTATTAAACCATCCTTAGCCATTTCAGTAAATAAAACCATAGCAGTTAAAAATCTGTTTATCAAAGAGTTAAAGAAAGCCGTAACCCAGCAACCTGAAGGCATAGAATGTGTTGTCAACACAACTTTTTCTTTTATCAAGACAAACGTCCTGACCATAGAATTAAGTAAGACCTTCAACGCTTCCGGATCTTGACCTTTATAGAACTCTAGAACCATCTCTGAAATCGCATCTTGCACTTGAGCTGGGGCTCCTCCGTCCCAATTTCCAAAATCTCCATCGAAATTAATAAATGAAGTTTTTAGTCTTTGATACAGTCTGTTCCAATGTTTATACGGATTCATACCTATAGCCATCTGATTTTCCCACATATTATTTTTACAATGAGAAAATAATTTGCCTAAGCATTTCTTAACCAAAAAAGTATGATGTAAAGGAGCCACTCTAAATGAACGAGGTTTGTCTACCTTTTCTTCCAGACGTAGCTCGTCTTTAAAAGCC